ATCCGCAGATGAACACCCCGCCCCCTCCCCACCGGGTCTCACAGGACCCGTTAAATCTTCTATTTAGGAATTCCATAATGATCGCACAGTTTGTCGTGAATACTCCACCTCAGTATATCTTCGTACCATGTTCCGGATATTCCTTCTGTATAAACATTTACGCTGATAAATGGATAGTCCTTACCGCTTTCATGTCCGAGCAATTCTGTAACAAGCTGTGCTACCACCTCAGTGGCCCTAAACTGCGAAATACCTGTATACGATGCTACATCATAAGATTCTGAAACCAACATTTCGATGAAGTTTTCATCACTATGAAGCTCATCTAGAATATTGCGATTATCTCCTTGTAGGACTGTAAGTGCACCAAAGAAATCATCCGTCGGGCCAAGTTCGCTGTGCTTACTCAGCGATAGTCTTAGATGCCGTACAGCTATTTCATGAAAATCCACTGGTCATCCTTTCATCAATCGATCACGACAGTCGAACCTCGCTACGCTCGCCCGCCCACAGCGCCCTCAAGTGTATTCTCGTCCGGGCCTGGTTTCAAGCGCGTCGGTGATCTCCGTATTTTTTCACCAGTAGCTTCCTCATCTCACCTCTCCCCCTCGACCCCATGGGCAATGGACAGCTCGTGACCCTTTGTGATCTCGGCTATTCTGGTGAAATCCTCTTTGGGTATTCGTCTTCCAATATCCACTAGGATGCCACCACCAATGCGCACTTGAAAATCGCGGTATCCTCGCTTTCTGAGATACGAAGAAATCCTAGTCCCTACATCTTTCGTGCTCATCTCGACACTCAACAGCTCGCACGTCCACTTCAACCGCTGGACTATCAGCTGAGCAAGCCTTCCATGCGCATCGGCCTCAGTAGCACCGTAGGCGGTAACCGGTGTCGTAACGAACCCTTCCCCGTCTGATCGTCTCACCAGTGGAACTTTCGGAACACCGGTTGCGCATCGGTACCCATCGCCTTCCTTTCTGATTATGATGCTCGGCAACTCGGCCGGGTCTGCGTTCAGGTCCTCGATACGGGAGATGATCTCTTCCTCGGTGAGTTTCTTTTTCATAGTCTATTCACCCAATTTCTTTTCTTCTTCAATCCGTTTCATAACCAGTTTTCGGTTATATTCAGCATCATCAGTGGTAAATGTGAAGCTACACACATCACTCCATGATTGCCCATCTGCCGCGCAAAACTCTGAAACTCCACCAACGGCAAACTCGACCCTTTTTGTTGTAGATCTTTCAATATTCCCACTGCAGAATACTGAAGATTTTATCTCGCGGCCGTTTTTATCCACAACGGTGACTTCCCCGCATAGGGCACCAGATCCCTCACCAGTGTTTGTGAAGTCACAAACACCATTTCCAAGTCCATTCATGGAGCACTCTACATTTAAATTTGGCTGTCCACATCCGATAATTGAAAGCATAAATAATATGACGGTACACAGGGTTATGTTCCTCATTCGTTCATCTCCTTTATGGAATGCAGCACCGTTGATTTTTAGAAAGTGGACAATCCCAAGAATCCGCAAGAGTTCCACCCTCGGAAACGCACTCAGATGATCCAGTTAAATCAACGCAATATCTATCCCCGGTGCACGTCTCCATGGTTGTGTCCATATCTTCGCAGCAAAAGGCATCTGGGGTTCCAGGCATGTCACATCGATAGTTGTAATTGACCTTGCCGCCCCTATCTACTCCACATTTTGTCAACTTGTCACCCATCATACACTCATAGGCAATATCGTCTTCCGGGCAAAGTGGCGGTTGCTTGCAGCACTGCCCATTGTAGCCATTGTCGACACAGTTTTGGGCATAGAATCCTGTTCCACCATGATCTGCGCAAATCTGAGCTGCCTCTGCAGTGCTCATGCAAAGCTCTCCGGTGTTGTCGCCACCATAGATCCGATAGTCATCGCACCGATCAGTGTCCGTCTCCACCTCACTGCATAGGCACGCCCCCCAGCCGGACCCGTCTGCATTGCAGATCCGGACACCGCTCCCCCCTTCCGGGCATGTGCAGTTGTCCATACCGTTCGGCGTGCAGACGGGATTGTCGCCGGTGTCGGTGTTGTCCGTGTCCGTATCGGCACCAACTGCGGAATCACTCGAATTTTCCGTGTCATCACTGTCGAAATCGGTGTCGGTATCCGAATCCGAATCCGTGGATCCCGAAAAAGCGTCCGGTGCTACGTCGCACCCTATGACCAAAGCCGTCAAAAATATCCATTTTGACATGACAAACCTCGAAAAGCCGCCCCGGCCGGGCTGCAATGTCGAAAGACACCCGACCGGGGCGATAATCAGTTTGTTTGGTAAATCGACATTGCCCTACAAATATGCGCCTTTTCCAGAAAATTTCAAGCATTTTGTGATAACTTCATCTTGTGAGGGGGTACGCCAAAGCCCCTCACAGGTAGGAGGTACCATGCTCACTATAGATATTGACCTGCGCCCCATCGAGCAGCTCGAGAACGACCTCGACCGGTTCGGGAAGCGCGCCCTTCCGTATGCCGTCCGGGACACACTCAACACGACAGCATACAAAGCGTCCGAGACCGCCAAGGACGACCTCGGACGTCAATTCATAGAGCGGAACACCTTCACTCGCCGATCAATACGATACGAAAAGACGTTTGCCAGGGACATTGACCAGATGAAAAGCGCCGTCGGGTCCGTCCAGGAGTACATGGCCAAGCAAGAGGAAGGCTTCACCCAGCAAAAGAGCGGATCGCACGGTGTAGCAATCCCAACGGCCGCGGCGGCGGGGCAAGGGGAGGCCAGGGTGCGCACACGGCGTCTACAACGCCGAAACTGGCTGAGCCAGGTCAACCCACCGAAAAATCGGATTCGCGGGCCCGGCAGGACGGTGGCGGACGTCCGAGAGGCGATCAAGGGCGGCAAGCGCGTCGTGTTCATCGACAAGAGATATGACCAGTGGGACAGGCCGACGGGCTTCTATCGAGTCCTCGGCGGCCGGAAGAGCGCCCACGGATGGCCTACCGGGACCAAATTGCGCATGCTATACTCGGCGGACAAGCCGAGCGTCCGGACCGAGGCACACAAGTGGCTTGAGCCGGCCGTCGACGAGGTGGTGAGAAAGTTTCCAGAGATCTACCGGGAGGCGGTCATTCGTCAGATTGAGATTCAGCGGTGTTTTAGGAATCGCGGGTGATTTACGGTCTATCCCCGTACTTCTCCGGATACAGATCAAGGTTTTCACGCTTCATCTTCATGACCGGAGTCTCTTCAACGCTGCAATACCCAAAATTTGTGAGTCTCTGCTTGATAAGCGCGACCGCTCGGGGAGAGTAATAACTCATCGTAATCTGTTTGCCGTTCGGCGCCGTGCTCATGCGCACCTCACGAATATCCTCAATGTCATCCCTGCCCCTGCCCCAAAGCTCCGAGATGGTCAGCCCGACCCGGTGGGCCGTAACGTCGAGCTGCTCGCCGATTTCAGCGGGTGACATCCATTCAGCCCTTTCCCCTGCGACAGGTAGCAGCTCGGGGTGGCTGTCGCCTGTCAGCGTCTCTGCGATACGGACGTCGAATGTTTTGACCAACTCCGTCCGCTGAGACTCCTCGGCGAGTCTTCTGAAGATTCTCCATCCGCGCGCTTTTTGCTGCGCCATGAGGCGCCGCTCCCGGGCCCACAGGCGCGCCTCTTTTTCCTCTGGTGTCTCCGTACGTTTCCCAAAAAAGTGATCTCTGAGGACGATGGCCGCCTCTTTCTGGTAGGTAATGAGCATGGGCCGAATCTCTTCTCTTACCCGTGACGCATCGATAGTGCCGAGCCACATGGGAAATGAGTCTAGGTCAATCATGAATGTCTGGTAGTTTTTCCCGTCCGGTCCAGTTGCGGTCATCATGACCGTGACTGCCCATGGCGCTCTAGCCTCGTCCTTCAGCTTTTTCCTCTGACTCTCAACGTCAATACCAAGCGCCTCACATACACGCCGGACCGAAACCCAGACCTTCCCGTCCTTCTTCACCGCTTCGAGCTCGCCACCGCGAAACTCGACCTTTACAATGCTGTTCGATCTCATTCTGATTTCCTTTCTATATTTTGTTTTTCATGCGACTTTACCAATCATCGGAAATGTGTGCCAAATCGGGACCACGGTACCGACGTGAGCCAAATCGCGGAGATGCCCGTGGTTGAGCGACTCACCCTTGATGACCAAGCAACAGTCGAACTGCGCCACACACGGTGCCCCTTCGAAGCGCAACCGGTCATGCAGAAACACAATGCAAGTTGCATAAGTCCAACACTGCCGAAACCACTTCGCCCCCACCGAGGCGGGTACGAGGCTCACCGTGTTAGGGACCATGAAAATTTGCTCAATCCATTTACCGCAACCGTTATGTCCATAAGGTGGATTGCACCACGCCCAGTTTTCGTGGAAAAAAACATCCGGGAATGTCATCAACAGCTTCTTGAATCCACCTCTAAGGAAGTCATCCGCCGGCGACAGATACCGCTCGACCTTCGCGTTGCCCATATTGGCCGCCAGGTCTACCTTGAATTTGAAAAGTCGATTCAACAAATCGAATAGCCACTGTGGCGTACCCCAATCCTCTCGCCGCGTTTCCGTATGGTTGCAAACGTTATTGCTCATCTTCAGACTCGTATATTTCAAAACTCTCGAAACCGGATTCGCCGTATTTCTCGACGAGCTGGCATCGAATATCCTCTTCTAGCCTGTCGTCGCCTTCGGCATCGCTATTCAGATGCTCCGAAACCAGTCTCAATACCCGCACTCTGTATGTCGTCATTGGTTACCTCTTTGTACGCCTCCCAGACGTCACGCTTTGTTGTTTCCGGCCACCGTAACTGGCACTCATCTAAAATCCACATGAGGAGAAATCGACGTTCACACTTGCTTGGCTTCATCTGTAAACTCCCAGTAGTCTTCAAATGGTCCAACTGACGTTGGAAGATGATAGGCGACAATATTCACAATCGGATTTCCGTGATCGAATCCGCACACGATACCATGCTGCCCCTGTTTTACGTCGGCAACCTTCATCCTTATGTTACCGCCGTATCTACTGATCTGAAAGTCCTTCTTTGCGACAACGCGTTTTCCAAGTAAATCACCGTTCATCTTACTCTCCAATCCACTCGTGATACTCGACACCTCGGAGCGTCGGTTTTCCTGCACCGTCCTTTTTGAAGAAGAAAGGCGCTCCCGCCGATTTACACTGGTCGCGAAGATCCAGTGCCCATTCATCATTGAAAGGCCGTTTTCCAGGACCGGTTTCGGCTCCACAGATGACTATTGGACTAAAAAGTTTTCCAAAAACACAGTTTTCAGCGCTGCATTTCCCTGTAACATTTTCAGGTCTTGAACAATCAATAACTCCACTTTTTACATCATCTTCAGACGGATACTTTAAAAAGTGATCGCAATATTGATTTGGGCCTATCCATCTTGTAAGTTCAACTGGCCCAAGCATCGGCTCAACGCTAACACCGCGCCATCTCGCCGGTATCTGAAGCAAAAGCGGTATGCGCTCATCTGCCGCCTTCTGGTTCTCCACGCTGGCACCAATGACGACGTTGGGGAGAGGCCATCGTTCTCGCTGTGTTATGATGTCTGCTTGCGCTGTATCGATGGTGTCACCGAGGCGCAGCATGTTATCCATGCAAATCACTGATTCGGCCTGACCGTAGTGGTCAGCCGTAGCGCCGACAAAAGAAAACCAGTATTTCGCCCGCTGTAGCCGCTTCGTGAGAACAACGTACTGATGCTGCGGCGTTGCCGCCATCACCCCGAAGACGGCTGCGATCTGCTCGTTCGTCAGTGACTCGTGAAATAGGTCACTCATCGAACAGACGAATATTCGATGCGGACTGTCCTTGCCCGGTCGAAGACGGAACGGCTCCTCCAGTCGCTCCAGGAAGAAGTGGGCTTTCCCGTCCCATCCGAATGAATTATTTCCCGCCTCATCTGGGTAATGTGTTCCAGTCATCCACGGAAACCGGTGAACCATCGCCTTGGCATAACAGTTGGCGCACCCAGCAGAGACCTTGCTACATCCTACGACCGGATTATAACTGAAATCAGCCCACTCTATTTTTGTTCGTTGCATATCGTTGCCCTCTTACTATTTTCTGAACTGTTGTGTGTGACACACCAAATATTGCGCCTATTCTGCGTGATGAGAATCCGATCTTTGAGAGTACCCTTACTGCCTCTGCGCCATCATTTGAAATGGTTGAGAACTCGGCATTCTCACCCATTGGCTTATGCCCATGCGCAATTGTGTCCTGTTGGTTCTCGGTGCGAGTTCCCCATTTCAGGTTGCTCAAATTGTTATTCTTTGGATTCCCATCCAAGTGTCTACATTCCAAACCTGTCGGCCGTGGTCGGTCAAACGCTTCCAGTACGGCAGTATGGAAATAGACCTTCACTTTTCTATTGGGAAAGAAGCATATGTGCCCAGATCGCTTGCGCTCTATGCCTTTCATGTATCGGCCGGTCTTGTGACTGTATATCCTACCGTCACTTGAAACGCTGTATTCAGGATGCCCAACGACCGGCCTCCATTCAATCTTTATTCGTTGCATCTTCTTCACCTTCATCTTTCACCACTCGAAACCTACTCGTCGGCGGATGAGCAGCACGCGGATCTCCAGGTGGAGGGTCAAGCGGTGATTCATAGTGTCCGGACGACATTTGGTCGTAGATTCCAAGAATTTCGTCTTTTGTGATCACCGACTTTGGTTGCGGATTTCCAAATCCATTCGGTCGCAACGGTTGTTTCTTCGTCGCCAACGGATCCCAGTCGGTCTTGTCCCAATTGACTTTACTCATCGTCGTCCCAATCTGGTATATCAACGGTCTTCCCGGCGAGTGAATGCGTACAGTCGGAAAGAAACTGAATTTTTCCAGATCGAACAAACGAATGGCATCTATATTTACCATGTACCAGTATTGACGGGATCACTGTAGGCGCATTGATCTCTAGTCCTGATATTTTCCAGCTTGGCTTTCCGTGATCACGTACCCAATGAGAATTTCCGCACCCAGGGCACTGGAATAAATACACCTCGCCAAGGTGGCCGCAATTACCTTTCGAAAATTTCATATATCACCACCCCAAAACCCAAACCCATGGGTTCGAGTCCCAGCTGTATCCACGGGCTGCATTGATGGAGTCCCAAAGTGATTGAAACGACTCTCTGGCTGAAAACAAAGAACCAGCATCGCCATTCCACCCTGCGAACTCGCCTGGATTCATGTAGTCAACATATTCGAATCTATAATCGCCCTCAAAATCGTTTGATGGCCCAGGTGGGATCTCAACATGGATGGTGCTCACCCCTTCCATCACTGCATCCTTCTCGGTGATGTCCTGCACCATCTCAGCGCGTACAATCTCCAACGTCTCACGCGGCATTCTATCGCGAAGCTTGTTCGGAAGAAACCGGCCCGGTCGCAGCTTTCCGAACCCTTCAGGTTTTTTGTATCCGTCGAAGTAGGACCAGATCGGAATAGGATTGAATGCCGCACCAGTTCCTGATGTCGTCATTACAGGCAATCCAGCCAAATAACCTACGGGTAACTCTGTCGGTTTCAGATGGTCTAATTCCTTCGGTACCGACCACGTAGTCCCAAGGATGAGCTGGTCACCGGGGCACCCATAGGGGCATCGGAATTGATTCTCTATCCCGTCGCAACGACCGCGCTTGACCACACCGCGATACTTATTCGAGTTAATTATCTCGGCGATTCTCTCAAGCGAGGTATCTGTCAAGGCCGGGTCTAACCATTTCGGCCACTTGATAACCCGCCGCGTATTCCTCTTTAGTTTCTCGCGATACGCGCGGGCCATATCTGGCTTGAGCGTTACGTATGTAGTTTTCATTTGGTTTTCCTTTCAATTATTTGAAGTTGTCAATCTTTGATCCATCTGCACGTAACAGATCGCATGATTCCGCAGAACATGGATTCAATTTCATTAAGCGGTATCTTTCCGCGCTCGATGCTTGACAAATAGGATGTCCGAACACCGACTGCTCGAGCAATGGTGCCGAGGCTACATCCGAATTCACGTCTCGCTGTCCGTATGGCGTTTCCGAGGCGAGCGGCTTTCTCGCGATCTGTTTCTTCGCGAACTTTTATATTTGATGTCATCTGATTCCTTTCAGTTTCCAAAAGATCCAATCCATGGCGAAGACCGCCACCAAAAAAATACATGCCGTTTCGATCATGTCATTGCACCGGCCAATAGTGGAAACCTGATTTGATACGATTCCCTCTTTGGATCTTGCTTCGGAATGCACTGCTCGGGGACGGGTTCGATTCGGACCCAATTCCTATGGAATCTATCAAAGTCCGCCCGGTCATCGAAACCATGAAGGTCGTTTGGATAATACTTTCGGTCGAATCCGTCGCGAGTTGCCCACATCCCACAACACTCCCTGTAGTCCTGTTCGGTCGGTTTCCAGTGTTGGCTTGTGACTTCATCTTCGAAATCCCTTACCTCGTCCCTTGCCTCTTCTGCTTGATCCGCGCAATGATAATCACCGACGTCAAAACAGCAGCGCCAGTGCGTCTCAAGAGCCTCAATGGCTGCGTCTCTGTTGGGGCATGTCTCAATGTCCATCCAGTCGAGTCCATCACGTACTGACAAGCGCTTTATGAGCTGAGAGAATGTTTCTTGTTTTTTCACTTTTTGCCTCCTGTTTTTTCGAGACCGGTAAGGACAACCGAAAGCGCGCTCCATGCGTGCCCCTTGACGCCGTACAGCGGCCCCGGTTTGGCCTTCGTGCCGACCTGTGGAACTTTGCCGCCACCCATCGGATGGAACCGGTCGATAATAGCCTGGCGGATCTGAGTGTCTGTGACTGATCTCCGTCGCCCACTGTCAGGGTCGAGGAACGTCGCGGCGCCGCAGAGAGTTATTTTTTCATCGCTCCTCGACACCAGAACAGCTGATTTACCAGAACACCATTCCCATGCCTCTTGGAACCGGCCGACCCATCGCATCGTCTCGAGAGTGGATTTCCCGACGGGCAACCCCATCGGCTCGATTGTCTCGATGTAGACACAGGACAGATTCAGACGCGGAATTTTTACGAGTGGGTTCCGGAGATATGCCAACAGATCTTCGTTCGATACCTCACCGGGGTAAATTGCCACCCTCGCTCCGACGTCATAAGCGACTACGCCGCTGTGCTCGGTGCCAGGGTCTATTCCGTAAACAATCATCACATTGGCCCGTTCGTCAGCACGACCCGATTGCCGTTTTCGTCCATGAACCGATACCCCTTTAGCAGCTCGCGTACCTCATCCGGTGTCCCACGGTTGATTTTCTCCTCGACGCTCGGCCGCGGGAGGGAATCCAGTTCCTTCGTCGTGGCCGGGAGCTCGTGGTGCACCCTTGAGAAGCGAGCGACCTCCGGAATGGTTGCCGCGATACGTTTCTCAGCCAAGCACAACGCCTTGTAGTGGCTGATAAACGTCATCCGGACCGATTCCACGTTCGTACTGGTTTTAAGCGCCCACGCGCCGCCACAGACGCGCAGAGAGCGCTTCTCGTTTTCGTCCAGGATGACGGAGCTATCCACTGCCGAGTTCAGAACGTGCTCCCAAGCCTCGGTTGGGGATACTGGAACGAGCTGTCCCCGGGAGATGTCCACGGCCCTGTCGCGCACCTGTCCGGGTGTCGGTGGCCACTCCCTCGGCTCAGAGAGTATGTCCATGGTCGCCTTGAGAGTCGCCTCGGCGTCCAGGTCCCTCAGGAGTAAAAACCAGGTTTCGAGGACTGAGTCAGAAGACTCGATCCGTCCCTGGTATGCCGCCGTCATCCGTGCAAACATCCTCTCCACGGTGTCCATGGTCACCGTTGGCCTCTGCCTCTCTTCGTATTCGCTCATTTCGGAGCCTCCCTAGTTTCTCGAGCTGTTGCTCTACTTTTCCGCCTGTCTTCGAGGCGGTTTGTTTTTGTTTCCGGATGGTGTTTTTCAGGCAATTCATCAGCCACTGATGAAGCCTGTTCCGGCCGTTAATGTCGTAGACAGGGTCGTTTGGCGATTTGCTCGTGGAGATGTCCTCAAGCCACCTCATCGGGTCTCCGTCGAGCTGCATGAGGTATGTCTTCGCTTGCTGTACCCATGCGACGGCGTCCGCTGTTGTGCAGTCCGACCAAACGGTCAGGATGAATCTTGCGAGATTCCTATCTTCCAGTTTCGGAAGGAACTCTAATGCTTCGTCGATTGGCTGTAGATCAACTTTCGATGTCTCCTCAATTTGATCCCTTGAAGTAGTTCCGTTTATATATATATGGGATCTCCCAATAGATATATTATCTGAAGTAGAAGGAGAAGGAGAGCTTTCCCCACTGGGTACCCCACTGGGTATCCCAGTAGGTAACCCATTGGAAAACCCACTGGGTTTTTTCTGGGTTTCCTTTTTTGGACGACCTCCTTTTTTTCCGTTTTCTTTCGCTGCTTTAATGCGAGGAACTGCTTTTGCTATCTCGAGGTTGCACCTCTTGTGAACCCAAATATCGACGCCGTCTTTTTTTCTGCAAATAAAAAACCTAGACAAAACCCACTGGGTTATTTTCTGTTCCTCTTCAGTCACGGCACGCGCGACCGAAAATTTTCTCCGATCCTCAATCGGTCTTTCATTCGCATAGTACCAATTCAGCAAGCGGACATAGGCGCCGTCCTCGGCCATAGATAAGTCCGAGGTGTCCCTCAAGTAGTCACCAATGTAGAAGTCATATCGGTTCATCAAATTGACCATTTGAAATCAGGCAATGGATCCCCATTCAGACAACAAAAAAGATGGAGACACCGCGGATGAATATTGACGTGCTCAGACTCTTCTGGGGGTACCATCACCGCTTTTTTGTCCACACCAATCCAATGCCGCTTGAGGTAGACCAGGTCTTGATAAGTCGGCATCCTCCGTTCATGCGAGATCGACACGTGAAGCCACTGTTTTTGGTCGTGAACCTCGAACGAGGCGATCACCTTCATCTGTTTTTTCGGATTGACCCAAGCCCCGTGGTATCCGCCATGTGGAATCTCATACCACCCTGGCGGAAGCGGATTGCCCGTGAATCTATTGATCATTGCCGCTCCTTTCTATTGCTTCGCGCATTAGTTCGAGCGTTTCGTCCTGGATTTGCCGAACCCTCTCCCTGCTGATACCGATTTTATCCCCGGCTTCCTCGAGGGTTTTCCCTCGGAAAAAACGATCTATTATTATGGACCGACTGCGCTTATTTTTGACGGTGCCAAACGCGATGATCGCGGCTTCTTTAGCCTCGAAAACTTCTTCCGGTGTTCTGGTGCATGAGTCGATCAGATCCATATCGTTCAGGTCGTAGGTATCGCGATCTGACACCTTGGACACGAGACGCTGACTCGGGAGCGGGTCAACCGGAACGTTCTCCCCGGTCATCGCCTCCTCCCTCGCCGCGGCGAGAAACTCTCGATTATGCTTTTCCTGGGTGATAATTGGAACCCGTAGGGGGCGCGTGTAGCACTGGTTTTTCATGTCCCTCGATATGATCGCGGAGACCCGAAATGATAAAAATGTCGTCGCGGAACCTTTTTCCGGATCATAAAATCTTGCCGCGTCAACAAGTCCATCATATGCGGACGATAGGATGTCGTCGAAATCGTATTTTTTGTTGTACTTTCTGTACATGTACTGGGCGATCCTGATCGTGTAGCCAATATTGTCCTCAATCCATTTCAGCTCATTTGGACCGATAGGCCGCCTGGGTTTCTTCTTGTTCATGGCCCACTCAGACGGTCTGAACGTCATCGGTGGATGGACCGCGCCTACCGGATTCGATCAGGGCATCGATATCCTTCTCCTCAAACCTGATTGAGCTGTTCCCTTTGCCGAGCTTGATGTAGTTGATTCTGTCTTCGAGAACCCACCGCCTGATTGTGTTCACGCTCAATGAGAGTCGACTCGCAACCTCTTTTATCGTCAGCAATGCCATCGTTTTTCCTCTCCGCGCAGTAGCGCAAATTGACTACACGAACGATAGCGGTAGATGGCCTTTGAGGTTCCTTTTTGGTTTTGCTGCGCTTTTAAAAGGACGTGTTCGGCGCCATTCTTGCGCCAAAATTAAATATATTGGAAATGGTCAAAAAAGAATTTAAGCGAGAAAAAAATATTTGACATGCTGAGTTGTTCCAATTAGGCTCAACGCATGCACCGCACTGAAACAGGAAGCAATTCGAACCAACTCCGGAACCGAAGGTCAAGCGTTCGAGTCGCTTATCGTCCGCCACGAAAAAACAAAAATAATCAATATTTTCGGCGCATTGATGCAATGTTTTGCAGTGAGTTGCTGCACGGCATATGTGCATTTCTGCGCCAAATACGCGCTTTTTCGGTCATAGACGAAAATCGTGACGAAATAGCTCAAAATGTAGTTTTTTGCCACCTTTACCGTGTCTTGATACAGTCATATTGGATTTCGAAATCTCAGATATGGCGGGGAAACCAAGTGGCGCTTATGTGCCGCTTGCAAGGTGGAGGTGCGTCTTGAGTAGACATATCAGAGTGAGTAAACCAATCAGGCACGGCAGAAAATGGCAGATCCGATGGATGGACGAATCCGGATATCGCAGAAGCGAGGTGTACGGCGACTACAAGGATGCCGAGTATGCGCTGATGGCGAGAAAACTGGAGGTAGAGCAGGTCAGGCGCGGGCTGAGGGTGAGACCGCCGGATGGCCACACATTTGACGAGTTGGCGCAAAAATGGCTCGAAACCAGGACACCGCAAAAACGGACGAGAAAGGACGATGAATCCATAACGCGCGTTCATCTTATTCCGGCGTTCTCAGGGTTGAAAATCAGCGATGTGACGGCGGAGAGGATAGCGGTTTTCCAGGCCGATTTAATTTCATCGAAGGCACCACAAACGGCTCGAAACATACTGGTTCTACTCGGCGGAATGCTCGGGCAGGCTATTGAGTGGGGATGGATTGATAAAAAGCCAAAAATAAGACTTCCGCGCGTTCGGTATTTTTCAGGTGACTACCGATGGTTGAAGACAACTGAGGAGCGTGAGCACTTTTTGCTCGCGGCAAAGGCGCACCATTGGCCGGTTGTGTTGCCGATGTACGCCACCGCGATCTACACCGGAATGAGGGCAGGGGAGCTCGCTGGGCTACGCTGGGAGGACATCAGTTTCGAACGCCGCCTCATAACTGTCCAGCGATCGTATGGTGGTCTGACAAAATCTGGCGAGGTCCGCAGCGTTCCAATCCTAGACGAACTATTGCCGGTTTTGAAGGAATGGAAACTCGCCAGCGGCTCTAAACGGTTAGTGTTCCCAAATAACAAGGGCCAAATGTGGGACCAATCCGGGCGAATCTTCCAGGAGGTCCTTCACAACGTCTTGCATCGAGGAGGGTTCCCACCAAAGTACATCACCTTCCACTCGCTCCGCCACACATTCGCCAGTCACTGGGTAATGAACGGCGGAGACCCATACGCGCTGCAGGAAATCCTCGGTCACAAGGATAGCAAAATGACACGGCGCTATGCCCACCTGAGGCCTGATGCGTATCAAAAATACTGGGGAATCATGGGGCCCGCCAAGTGCCGAGAAGACAAAATTTTCGAGATGCACAAGGAGGAAGCGTGAATACCGCCACCGCCATACGCCCAGACGAAAATTTACTCGACGACTTTGCGCTTGCCGCAGAGGATTTCGACGAGGTCGACGACGGGCCGACCGTCAAAGCGTTTCGTCGAGCGTTTGCTGCCATCAGGAAAGCCGTCGAGGTTGCCCGCCATGAGGAGCAGGCCGCCGCCTATTGGACGAATAAGGTCAATGACTGGGCATCCTGGGCGCGTATGCCTGAAAGCGACCTGAAGCGCCGTGCTTCCCGTCTCCTGGTTGGTGATTTTGAAGATCCGGATACTGCCTTTGATTTCCTCACGTGCCCCCCGTTGGACGGCCCAACACTCGCCTTGCTGTCCACTGGGGGGCGCTCCCCCTCCAACGCCTATGAGGTGTTTGCGTCGACGCGTCGAGGGGGGAGGGGCGAAGAGGCGGAACTCGCGGAGCTCGGCGGGCCAGTCGAGCGATATACGTATCGATTGCGCATGCTTCGCGGCCTCGGTGAGTCGAGATCGAAAATCTATCGATGGCGACAGCTCAATTGCGGGTTTCGCCTCTTGAACCGCGATGCAGAAGTCACAGAGTGTCCGACGTACAATGCACTTCCAGGGCCAGACCTGTCGGAGCAACCCGCGCTAGTTTTGATTTCCAATGCGAAATCAAAATGCATTTCGAGCCACGGAATCGTGAATACTGCATGCGATTTCTACGGACATGTCCGTGACGGTCCGTGACGGTCCGTGAGATTTGTTCGTAAGTCTATTTAATAAACTCAAGGAGTCCAAATGCGCGCTAGGATTACAAATACAACATCAATTTTTTTCGGAAGAACCGGAGACGTTACAAAGCGCCTTTCGCGCGGACTTTTTATTGACATCGATGGAACGGGAGATGGGCTTTTCTTCCGTCACCACGAAGTAATGGAGGCATCCGATGACGCATTATTTGGTATCGGCATGGAATGGGGAGAAGTTGGTGAGAGAGCTTTGGGGGAGTGTGAGAGATCGCGGAAAATCAATGACTGAAGCAACAACATATTCGGAAGAACTGCGAAGACTTTTTTCTGATTACGAATACACGGTTCGTCCGGTTTCGGAGGAACAAATCAACAAAGTCCTCGCATAGGACTGAAAGGAAAAATGCAATGTCGAAAAATATCGAAGAATTGGTACGGGACGCTGTTAAAAGCGATCATCGACCTGGAATGAGCACGAAAATGGTCATGTCATTGGTTCGCACCGCCATCAGTAGGCTAGATTATATCGTTGGAGAGATGACGCCGTTGGACCCGTCAATCGTTGAAATCCACAACGTCATAGATGACCTGAAATTGGCGTTGAACAAAATATCAAAACTGGAGATATAGCAATGAAAGCAATAGGGCTCCGAATCAGAAATGTGCTCGGCATCAAAGAGTTGGACATCGCACCGGGTGAGATAACGATCTTTGAGGGCCGAAACGGTAGCGGCAAGACATCGGCAATGGAAGCGCTCAAGAACATGGTCGAGGGTGGATCCATAATGAAGATCCGCTCTATCGATGCCGCCGATGATGAGAAATCTGAGATCGTTCTCACGCTCGACGGAGAGGACGGGACGATCATTGCCAAACAGGACGAGCGCGGTACGTCGGTAAAAAAGCAGGTTGGTGATACGGCGGCGTTCGAGGACGTACCGCGGCCTGCGACATACCTAAAAAACCTTTACGATACACGACTCGCAAACCCGATAAAATTTCTCGAGTGCAACGACAAAGAGCGCGTTCAATTGCTCCTTGAGGCTTTGCCGCTCGAATACAATGCAGCTGACCTGTGGAGCGCAATCGGACTTGATGAATCCGAATTTCCGGCCGTTCCCGATGGTCTCCACCCACTAGTAGAGATTGCCTTACATCGCGATAATATTTTCCGCGAACGGACCGGTGTAAATCGAGACGAGAAACAGAAGCGCGCAACATGTGAGCAGACGCGGCGAAGCGTTCCGGCAGAGATACCATCCGTCGAGGACATCGGAGAAAAGGAGGGGAGGCGCGACAATCTCCGAATGGAACGACAACGGAGATTTGACGCTGCTCACCAGGCGGCGGAGATGGACAAGAGAAAAGCAAAAACCGCCCTAACCGAAAAAGAAAAACTCTCCGCGGCAGAACTTGAACGATATTCTGAGCAGGTTCGTCGCGAGGCCGAGCAGCGGATCTCCGCAAAGCGCGATGAACTCGACGCGCAATTGTCAATTGACCGCGTCGAAACCGCCAATTCTATCGAGTTGACAGAATCCACTTTGAAAGAGGTTATCGAAGACATCGACAAGATGATCCCGGAAATTGATGAACTTTCTTCTGAAATTTCGATGCTAAAAGAGCGCAGCTCGGAGATTGTCAGGATTCGCGAGAGGCATGCAATGGCGGATCAATTCGAGCGCGAGGCGGATGATCTGAAACTGTACTCTGAGAGACTCACAGAGGCGCTGAAACGCCTCGATGAGTACAAGGCGAGCATGTGCTCCGACATGCCGATACACGGCCTGGACGTATCCGGAAACGTCGTGACGGTTAACGGCGTCCCGTGGTCTCAGCTGAACACCGCGAAGCGAATTCAGATTGCCGTTCAGGTTGCCTGTCTCCGATTTGGAGACGCGAAGTTCCGTCCCGTATTCATCGACGGCGCAGAGGCGCTCGACTCCGAGTCCATGGCGATTATGGACGAACAACTCAAATCACACGGTGCCCAAGCGTTCATCGCTCGGGTTGCTAACCACGATCTCGAGATAATTCGCCAGGTCGGATAAACGGGAGCTTAAAGTGGGAACAATAAAAAACACAACCAAGGGCAGCCACTTCTGGTTCGACGCAGACGATCCGCGTCTCGTGGTGATTACCGATCCGTCTCACAAGTTGTACGACCGCCGAGTGGAGCTGCCCATCGATGAGTCAATGGTCGAATCAATCGCGGACCCGAATATTGGAATACTTGAACCGGTCATCGTCCGAAAAGTCGGTGACGAGTACCAAGTTGTGGATGGCCGACAGCGTGTCAGAGCGGCCCGTGAGGCGGCGAAAAGATATCCAGACAGGAAGATACGGATACCGGCGATACCGAGAACAATAAAGGAATACGAGGCCGCCAAGCACGCGACCATCGCAAACGTTCAACGCACCGATGACTCCCCAGTGGTGCGCGGTACGAATGCCAAGCGAATGCTTGAACTTGGCGCGGACAGAGAAGAACTGTGCTCAATGTTCGGCGTCGAATGGCGGACAATCCAACTGTGGATCCGAGTCGCCGAGGAAGCTACTGATGTGGTCCAAGAAGCCTTGGGCGCGGGGCGCATAACTCTTACGTCCGCCCTCATGATTTCGCGAAAGCCGAAGGATAGGCAGGAGTCTGCTTTGACGGCGGTTCTTTCCAATGGACTGAGGAAACCCGGACCGAAAAAGGGCGAGCCGAGACGGAGGAAGATCCGGATCGTGGCGACCGAACAGGACGCCGGCGGTTTCGCGATTGATGTATCGAAATGCACCGAAACAGAACTCGCCGCAGTGATCGAGGAGCTAGACGAGGAATTGAATAGGAGAAAAACAGCGTGAACAACCAAATCCAACAGTACCAAGATGCGGGGAACGCCCTCGCCATCGGAAACGAGAATGGCCTCGTACAGGCCGCAGAAACGATTTCCAGTGTTCTCGCCGCTCAGGCTGAGGCCGAGGTGAAAGCCCGCTACATCGTCGCTATGCAGCGGCCGAGGAATATTGAGAGAGTCCGTCAGGCACTGAAGGCAGAATGTGAGCGACCCGGATTCGCCGGCGTCGCATTCTATCGCCTTCCACCTCGCAGCAAAAAGCGAGACGCAAAGCCGATTCAAGGGCTTTCAATTCGCTTCGCCGAGTCGGCATTCAGGGCGATGGGCAACCTCGACATGAAGGCATTTGTGACCTACGAAGACGACGACATGAGGATGGTGCGCGCCACCGTTATTGACATCGAGAGTAACGCCGCGATCTCCACCGACATCCCGATAAAGAAGACCATCGAGCGGCGCTATTTGAAAGAGGGAGAGATCGCCATATCACAGCGCCTGAACTCTGATGGCAACGTTGTCTATCTGAGGCGCGCGACCGATGATGAGATCACGCCGAAACAGAATTCCGCGATTTCAAAGGCGTTCCGTAACGGAGTGCTCCGTCTCCTGCCCGGTGATATTCAGGACGAGTGTGAGCGTCGTATTCTACAGATACGAAATGGGGATATTCCGAAGGATCCAAAAGAGCAAGTGCGAAAAATCATCGATTCATTTGGGTCGATTGGTGTCGATGCCGACGACCTCGTGAAATATCTCGGTCACAGGGTTGATACGTGCTCACCGTCTGAGCTTCAGAATCTTCGGGATCTATTCGGGTCAATAAGGGCTGGCGAAACTACTTTTCACGATGAGATGAAAGCTGTCGAGGTGTCCGACGACAAGGCCGATGCAACTCCGAAATCCAAACCTGAACGCCTCAAGGATCAACTGCGCGAGAAAGCGGAAGTTGTCCCGGCAGATCCACCAGAGATACTCGAGCTCAAAACAGATTGTACCGACATGGCCCATGCAATTTGGGGCGATGACGGGATGAAACACATATCCGAGATCTGCCGAGGCGCGGACAGGGATTGTCAATATGGAGATGGGTTCCAGAAATTTATGTTCTCGGCCGCAACCGAAGAACAATTGCAATGGCTGCGAGACGAGCTGTCTCAGCGGTCATAGAAAGTGAGATAATATGGCTTGGGAGAGATTTGACATCAATTTACTGAGAGACGGCGCCGTGGTCGAGTCGTTACATGAGGCCGTAAACTCGGCGTTTCATGATATCCACGATCACAACAAACCCGCAGGGAAAGCCAGGAAGGTAACCTTGACACTGGAGTTCATACCCGATGACGACCGGTTGAAGATTGCCACCAAGGCGGTTGTAAAAACTGCCTTCCCTGACGAAAACCCGAACATTGACATGATCCAAATCGAGCCGAACACGAAGATCGGTTACATCAACGCATCCCAACAGCTTCCGATCGGATACGATCCGGAGACTGGTGAAGTTCACTCCATGATCAGAAAGGAAGGTCAATCATGATCTCAGAAGCAATTGCGAAGATTATTGAAATACACAATCCCCAATCGCCGACATTCATCGACAAGGCTGGCGTTGAGAGGCACACCAAGAGCGGAGATGTTCTTAGGTGTCCGTCACCGGACCGTACATCTGGTAGCTCGCTTGAATCTGTTGTTGACGTTGCATCTCAATATCACGATCAACTAACGATTCAATGCTCTATCGATCAAGTCACGGTTACTTGCATCAGAGAAGACAATATGTGTTTGTACACTAAACTCATACATGCCGCCACTCCGATATTGCCGATGGGGTTCCCGTTCGATACGCCACTGGATCCTGAGAGGTTTATTGTCAGGGCATCAGACTTCTTCGACCGCGACGACAATTACAAATCGATGATTGCCGCGCTGTCGTGTATCACAGATGTCCAGGAGACCGTCACGAGCGACGACGGCATGACCCAGACCGTCACGTACAAAAGCGGGATCAACCGCAAGGACAGCGGCAAGCTCGAACCATTCGTGACGCTCAGATCTTTCCGCACATTCAGAGAAGTGGAACAGCCACAGGACACCTACCTGATTCGACTGAGCAAGGGCAAGGAAGGCCCCCTCGTGGCGCTCTATGAGGCGTCTGGATACCGATGGAAGCAATCCTGCTCTGAAGCCGTCTACAAGTACATCAGGGACCGAGTCGACCCGAAACACATGGTCGTCTGGTAGGTGATCGACCGCTACCAGTTTGAGGAACGGATCGCGATCTGTCTCGACTCCGGAATGGACATTTCTGAAGCCGAGGCGATCGCTGCCCGTCAATTTTTCAAATCGTGCAATCTTCCTACCTCCGACGACAAGGCCGATGCCGATCGGCTTGGATGGTCGATTGGAAAAATATTTCGCACGATAAACAGGAAGGAAAGATACGATGACTAGAAGTTTTCACATGTCGCAAAGCATCGAAGGTCCACTTATGAATTGGTCCAAAAATGACTGGCGGCGAGCAACGGGTTACATAACCAAGGATGGCGGAAAGAAATTCACTGCCGACGAACTCAAGGCGGAGTTCCTGAGAATGCACGGTGAAGGAATTCTGTACATTCCATTAGGTGAATGCGACAATTTCGATCCAAAGGAAGGATGTCTTGGTCATGAATCGCGAAATGAAGTCCCGTAAAGAATGGCTGAAAGAGCGCAAGCAGTATCTCACCGCGTCCGACGTGGCAGCGGTCATCAATGCGCACGGGGCATTTCGGAATATCCTCGACGTCTACCTCGACAAGACCACGGATGAGATCAGCGAATACGACAGCCCGATTTTGAAATATGGTCGTTACATGGAACCGTTCACCGCCGACCTGTACGCAGAGCAGACCGGCCGCGAGGTGCGTAACCCTGGCGCAACGGAGATCGCCGTGCACCCGGACATCCCGTGGCTTGGTGCGACACTAGACCGAGAGGTCCTCGTTGACGGCCGCTGGTGGCCGCTTGAGATAAAGCAGGTCAATGACCCTCGCTACATCTTTCGCGCCGATGAGTGGGCCGAGGAGCCGCCTGAGCAGTATTGGGTGCAGTGCCAGATACAGGCGGCGTGCAAACAAACTGACATGTGCTCGATTACCGGTCAGTTTCCTGGTTGCGTGTTGGCCAACGCCGACATGGAGTACGACGCGGAGTTTTTCGAGATGGCGTATCCTGAGTTGGACGCGTTTTGGAACCATAACGTCAAAAAGAGAATCCCTCCGGAGGTGCCCGACCACCCTAAGGCGCTACAGTCGACAAAGAGACTTTACCGTGGTGACAGTAGGTTCACTGTCGCATTGGACCATGGAGCCACCAGGTTGGCCGATGAGATGGCTAAATTACGAGCTGAGTCGAGACGGTGTGATGGCGATGCGAAGCGGATAGAGGCCATCCTTCGCGGTCAGATAGGTAACGCAAATTTCGGCGTTTTGAATGACGGTACATTTTTGACAAGAAAATTCGTTCATCGAAAAGGCTATTACGTCGAACCAACCGAGTATTGGCAAATAGGCCGATCGAAACGTCTCCGGTAATCTTCGTAGTCATAATCTTTCCACACTCAATAACCTCGTCTGGCGTATCAGCCTCCATGATGCACGTCACCGGCAGAATTCCGGTCATGAGCGCAATGTCGCAGTAGACTTCAAACCTCGCGTCTTTCGGCATCCTCTGGGTGATATACCTCTCCACGGCGTCGTTCACGAGCTGGGCGCACACGGGTATCTGCATGCAACCGATGTCAACCAGGTGCTCCTTCGCGGCGTCACATGTCGGCGCCGCCTTGTCCGGGGTGATGTTCTTCGCATAGTTCGCCGCCGGCGTGCAGTTGAGCAGCGTTGCCGCTGCGATTGATAGGATCAGGACTCGCATTGATCTCTCCTTTTCAAATTTTCAGGGACACAACCAGTGCCCCAAGTGCAATGGCGACCGATAGGAGCGAAATCAGCGTCCCTATCGACCACCGTGTTTTTTGGTCGCGCTGTTTTTGGCACGCCTTTACCTCGTCTGATATTTTAGACGGAATAGAAACCTCGATGTCGTGCACCTTCTCGAGGGTTTTGGCGTAACTCTCCGACTGAGCCACCAGGACGGCCACTGTCTGCGCTGTATTGGCAATCTGGCCCGATAGCTCCATTAGGGAGCTCGTGAGATTGTCGAGCCGCCTGAGGCTCTCATGGGCCTCGTCATTTATCCGATGAAAAATGCCGTCGGCCTTGTCAGAAAACACCTCCACCGCGGCCGCGCGTGACAACCCATAAATCTCCTCTCTGTCAGATCTCGAGAACGGCATTGGATTACCTCGTCAATTTCTTCGTCGACACCGGCCTGAGAACGACGCTCGCGACACCGAATAGCGCGAGCAGTAGGGTATCTGTGTTCAGGTCGCCGGCGAGATACCAGTCAGCCACGGCCTTCACGACCGCCGCGATCCCCATCCAAATCGTTTTTGATTTCCACCATTGTTTCATGACATCCTCTCTATCTCCTCAGGCACGGCTGGCAAAACCTCATGACGTGGCCGTCGGCGCCGACGAACCATAGGTCCTGCTTGTCGTGGTATATTTTCCCGGGTACGTTACTGGTCACCGGATTTGACACGCTGCTGTAAGACACCGGCGGTGAAATTCCGATGTTGAACCCGTTGACACGAGGTGAGAATGAAGAGATCGGAATCCCTCTGATACCGAGACGCACAGATCCGCTTGTCGCGTAATAATTGGCATTCCACATGCTCATGCCATCGAATCCAAGTGTCGAACCTGGGACCGAAACATATGGTGCCGGATCCTCGAGTTGATAGGTATAGTCGGTGCTTGAATGTCCGAACGAATCATCCGCTGGCCAGAACGCCCACAGTTTATTCGTGTTTGACGAGACCACAACCGCGCCGCACGCATATACGATGCCGGTAAGAGTGTAACTCGGCAACACGAGTGTCGGGACTGGATGAGCCGATGATGTTGGGTCAGAAAGGTATGCCGAAAGGATATACCGATCATCGTTCGACTGATTGTAAGCAGGCCAAAACAGGCGGGTTCCATCAGAAACAATCCGCGCCGCATTTCCGCCCATTTCGGTATCCGACGTTGCGGGGGTGTTCCCACGTCCGAGTTGATAGGCGAGGTTTGTTTTCGCGATGGAGGCGACTTGCCAGTATATGTACTGACCACTGGTTCCGACTAGCATCCCAATTCGCGTTGGGCTGGCGTCGATGAGCGTTGTGAAATACGCGTTCACGCTGGCCTGTGGAATTGACGTGTCAACCGTTATCAATGGCTGTCCGGTCCAGTTTGCGAGCCTGAATTTTGACAGTCTAAGTGTCCCGCTTGAAATGTGGGCGACGTACAGATATTCACCATCCGAACACATAGAACAGATCGCGTTGAGCGTCCCGAGGTTTACGTATACTGGAGCAATCGTAATTGGCGAATCGTAATCCCAGCAACCATCAACGCGATAGATTCCCGTGGGATTGCAGACCAGAATCATTGGGCGCTCGTAAAACGGGTCCCACGCTATGCACGAATCGGTTATCGTCAGCGCGGTGTCGAGATAGTTGCTCGAAATATTCGGATCCGACCATTGCATATCACGGTATCCAGAACAGACATCGTACTTCGTTGCCGTAGGAGGGGCTGAGTTTGCGCGGGCGATCTCCGTCATCGCGTTCAGGTACTGACTGTGCACCGCAGTATCGTCGATGTTGTTCGGCATGCGCCCTGTCTTTGCCAAGGTTCCCTGGAAAAACCCCTCCTTGTCGTTTGCCCAAGTGATCTCGAGTGGTGTTCCGTCGTCAGCGCCTTCTATCGACTCGTTTCGAAATGATCCATTTGGGTAATTGCCATCGGGTGAATTGGCTCGAAAACCATATCTGTTTACCAAGCTTATTGCCATGTCATTCCTCTTTCGGTAGCTCTGAATTCTCTTTCAAAAGATCATCGAGCATCGCGACGGCGCCACGCAGAAACGTCACGCTGTTGTTCGCCTGGTTGAGTTGCTCTTCGAGCTCTCGCTTTTTTTGCTCGCCCTTGGCGACCTCGCCCATGATCTCGATGCGTTTCGCCTGTAGGATTCTTACGCTCAAATCCTTCTCTTTGTTCTCGATTGCCTTTATCGTTGTCATAGTTTCACCTTTCAAATTGTTCATATTGTCCGGTATCCAAGGCTTTCTACCGTCGCGCGTGAACGTCGATATTTTTGCGTGCTCGCTATGTTGCACAATGGATTCCTGTTGACCATACGCCTTGATACGATACGGCAATTCTGGCCACTCTGGATGATCCCAGTTGCCGCGTAGCGTCGACTCAAAACATCGCAATGGTATCTGATGGTCAGCCTGATAATACTGAATCGGAATCATAGCGCATAATGCCAAAATAGCCGCACGTCTCGATAGTGCATAGGCTGCCAACGTGCGGAATCCGTGAACTTGGCCGTCCGGATACAGGGACAAACGGCAACCAGGATGTGAAGACCCGACGAGATAGAAGAAGTCGCAATCGTTTGGCACTTCGATCTTCGACAGATCTCCAACAGGCTCGGTGTCGTCCTCGATGATGATCCCCCATGGTTCATTGGTATCCAGAAACTGACGTAAAGCCTTTATATGTGAAAGATTACATGCGTAGGTTGTCGGAAACATATTGAAGTATCTGAACATAGGGTCGACGTCTTCTGGAATCTTTCCCCAATGTGGACGTCCATGCAAATCATAAGTCCCGTCTGACCACGCCATGCCATCTATAGCTGGAACCCGAATAACATCCGGTCCGAAGGTTTTGAAAATATGATCCCAGCGATCCCGTGACCGATCTAGGTTGATGCACCATATTTTCAAGTTTCGCAAAATCATTAACTTGTCGCGATCAGTGACATTTGATTTGTAAATCCGCTAATTCTAGCGGTGTGCGTTATAACCTCTCCGCTGGTACTTGAGACTATCATTCTGATGTTGAAAGCACCGCTTGATCCTGGCAGCACGCTTATCACTGCATCCCATGTCGCTGTTTTTGTCGCCACGTATGATGGGTTTACGGCAAAGCTCCATGCCGTATATCCAGCATTTTGCCAAAGGAATACCCTGGCATGTGACAACCTTATTCCACTGCTTGCTGAGTCTGCAGAGAATACAGACGAAATGACATCTATATCAAATATTCCAATAACCCCATCAGGTATAGTTATCGATGCTTCGCTTCCTGCAAAAGTAGAATGCAATACCACGGTTTCATCACCCGTGGATTCTCCTGCAAGGATAAGTCCATCAATTCCCTCAGAGGTACCTGTTACACTGTCGTATCGATCCATGCCCCAATGACGAGCGCCCTTCGCCATCGTCGTGACGTACTTTCCTCGCGCAGTGCAATAGTCGTGGTTGATCGCCAAATTATCGCCAAGTGCGGAAACAAAATAAACCTCATTTACGTCAATGACATTTCCAATCAAACTCGCGAATCCAGCGTCCGCATCGATGCTCGTACCAAGGCATAGCAGTGAGTCTCCGGTAGGGTCATTAGTTCCAGATCCCTGTCCTATATTGAGGGCGTCACCAGCGATAACAGAACGGTTCGCATCGACGGTACCTGACCCGAGAGCAATGGATTTCGTCATGTCTCCGGTGAGTTCCAGATTTACGCCGAGTGCGATGATCGCTTCAACGGATCCTCCAATTGTTACCGTGTCACCTCCGTAGACCTGTCGCCAGTTTATTCCCATGTATTTGTCTGGGTCTGTGGAAGGATCATATCGTATCAACAGATCGGTATCGTCAAACTTGAGACTATTGGTCTGATCGATCAACCCCGTTGCGCTTCCGATCAGGACTTGATCTTCCTCGAGGCCGGTGACCCCACCCGTCGGAAGCGGCTCGGTGAGTAAATCCTCTAGTTCGGCGATCGACAGCTTCCCGCCGGTTACATCTCCGTTCGTGTCGTGTTTGAGCAATCCTGTTTCACCGATGGTGGTCGACCCGTTCAGACGTAGATCTTGGATGTAGGCGTCTTGGTTTTTCGCCAAACATTTCTGAGTGACGCCGTTTCCGTCTTTGTATCCGAACATGCGAAAACCGAGGTCGCTATCGTTGCCATCCTCGATGCAAATTTGACCGTCGTTGATTGACGCCACCGCGTCCTGGATCCTGAAAATACGATATGGAAACAATGCCATGGTATCACCTCAATATCGGTCCTGAATATCATCAGTGGCCGAAATAATGTCCTGTATCTCGTCAATCTGCGGGTCGAGATCCCACACGTCCTGAATGTCGTCAAACGGCGAGATTCGCAGGATTACCCTCTTGTCGACGGGTTTGATTTTGAAAATAAGTCGGATCAGTTTTCTGAAATCCGCCTCAGGAACAACGGCGTATTCCGGCCACGTCTCACCGCAGACATAGAAGTAGACTGGGTACTCCGCTGGGATGTCCGGGCATGGATAGCGCTTGAGCGTCACGGTGTACCCGTCGTAGGCGCCGAACCGAACCGAGGCGTCATGAACGAACTGGGAAACGTTGTCACCGAATTGGTGCAGGTAGTTTTTTCCGATCTCGTAAATATCGTTTACCAACACGATTGAGGAATCAACTAGGTCTATCGGGCTCGGCGTCCTTGCCACGGGAGGATCTACACCTGGCTCCCACCACTCGTGAACGTAAACGTCGAACCCAGCGTCGCGCAAGACTCCCTGGATGTATTCCGGTGACTGTCCACCGAACGCGCCCCATTCCGCGGAGAGCTGCTCGTCCGTCTCGTCTTCGAGCGCGCCAAACTGTTCGGACCAATCGTGAAGATAGGTCGTATGAGCAGGGAAGGCTTCGAGAAGCACACTACCGAGGTGCTCACGAATCGTTTTCGGCACAATCGACAGGCCGTAAAAAAAGCGTTTCAGCGGTCTATCGATAATCAGACCCCACAACCTCGAACGAGGTAGGAGCCTGTCGAAAACCTTTACCCAGTCGCTCAGTTCCATGAGACCGTCCCGAGGCGCGCTTTCTCGCCCTCTTGGAGGTAGAAAAACTCCTGATACGTTCCAGACACGCTCACGGCAACACCGGTCACGAGTCCGTTATGAGAAGCCGCGATACGGCTTACGATGCCGCCAACCTCTGTTCTTGCGACGATGTCGCGCTTCGGAAGTAGGACCGTGTATCCGGCCTGCCCACCCGGCTCACGGCCGAGGAAGAATTTTGCAAGCTCCGCCTCTATTTCTGCCTGAGTAGTAACGTCGTCATCTGAAAACAAACCGGTGATGGTGACGTCAAATACAGTCCTCGTAATGGGTAGATATTGGACGTAGGTGTTGATCGTGCGTCGAGCTGCCAGTCCACTTGTGTCGTTTTCAACATATGTAGAAACAGCACCTAATAATCCGATATCCGGTATGCCGTCTCCCGTAACTCCCTCAATGAACAAAAACACCTGTCCGGCCCGACTATTTGGTATACCTTCATCCGTCCAACCAGAATATGGATAGGCGTTCTTGACTCCCGGGGTCTCCTCAGCCCAGTTTCGATAATCCTGCATGGCGCCACCCTGTGGACGAGCCATGAAAAATTCTTGGATGTGCTCCCTGAACAGCTCGGTGCTCTCCGGATCTTCCCCGGCGACATCGATCTCAGGCGATACCGGTGCAACGACGACAGCCTCTTTCTCGATGTCGTCCGGTGCTGAAACGAAATGAAGCATCGTTCCGGTATCCACATTGCCGATCTCTCCAACTTTCGTAGCTCGAATGCGAGCACGCACCGTCGAGGCATTCAGGGAAACGTCGCCTACAACTGTGTAGATCATCTGCGTAGCCGGGTTGGCGATACGGGACCCACTCGAGATAGTCCCGCCCTGTGTAAGCACCGTGATCTCAACCGTGCGCTCAGCCCGAACCCCTTGGGCCTGGTAGATGCCGACCAGATCCCCCCATTCCTTCAGCGGGGTGATAGTGACACCGTTGACGTTTCGCGGCTCATTCGATGCGTACTTGACGAACATCTGCATCAGGATGTCGCCGGCGTACTGATAGAGCATCACGAAGACTCCGCCGATGGCCTTTGCCAAAACCCGACAGAAGCTTTTCGGCAGCAACGGTATCGATGTGCTCAGACTCGTTTCGAGCTGGGAAATGACGAGATCCGAGATCTCCTTTGCGGTCCTTCGAGGCGTCATACTGTTATCCCTCTCAAATTCACTTCGTACGGTGTACCATGCGCGTCGGTCACCGAGATAAACAGGTCCAACCTACTCGGCGCCGAGATTGATGCCGAAACAAAAACCGTATCGATGTATCCCTGTGCGCCACTTTTGATGTCTTCCTTGGCGGCGTCCTGGAACGTCGGCAGAAGCGCGCTCGTCAACGGCCGACCGTCCAACATCGATTGGAGCTTCCCTCGAAGTTTCCGTTCATCCGGCTCATCTTCATTTCCCCACCACTGCTGGTTTGATGTGGCCGCGCTGCCGTCGTCATCGTTGTTCCCTCCAAAGAGACAGTAGTTGATGAGCGTTTCGATGAACGTCGTCATCGTGATGAATCCGTCCTTCTCCTCGATGTCTCCGCCGTTTTCTCCCATGAAGTGCCAGACGTCGCCGCGCTGTGGTTGGTTTGTGGAATAGTCTCCCATCAGTCTGCCTTCAGGTTGGATGAGCCAACGGTTTGTGGCCCGGGTGGTGGGAACGCTGATAAAAAGTTGGCCTTTAAGGCTGTCTCATAAACAGGCGTCCATCCGTTTATCACTCCCCACAGTGCCGTCCATAGCGCATCTACTTTCTGCGCAAGCGCCACGGGAGACGCTCCATTGCCCACCACGGCCCCGGTAGTGGTTACGACCACCTGGCCATTGTCCCGAAGATGAACGGACGCTACGACCTGCCCAGCGGCGTTTCTGGAGAATATCAGACTTTCACCTCTCCCCGTTGATGCATCTTCGGAAACCACGGCGGAGATGTGAACCTCCTGCCCGGCCCAGTGGAACAGGACGCGGTCCCCCGGGAGGGGGTGGAATTCGGATCCGGATGCGGGCATCACGATCCCTGTAACCGTCTGCCCCGTTCCTGTCTCCACAACGGCCGTGATCTGTCCGTCGACGATCTGCGTGCTCTTGATATGGCCTATTGTTGCCACGGCAACACCTCCGGAATTTCTCCGTTGTAGACACCCGGTAGGGTCAGGTTCAAAAATGACGACATGCCTTCCGAGCTGCGTTTCAGCGTCACCATGGAGACGAGAAATTCGACGAAATCCGGAACATACTCCGCCTCGTCCTTAACCCAAACGGTCTGTCCCGGCCAATAGATCTCCCCCTGGTCATTTTTCCACGTGGCGACCTCGGCACTCGCCGCCACCAGCTCGGCAAACATTCTTCCGGCCGCAGCCTTCACCGCGTCCTCTAGCTCGCCCTCGTCGATGTCTTGGCAGTCGAAATGGTGGTCACATATGACGTCTGTCCTGTAGGGGTTGTCGACGGTGAAACTCGCCCCCTTTCGACCCCTGCGGCTCTTGGACGGGACCGACCCGGTCACCGATGAGAAATACCGATCTTCGTTGATTCCGATGTGAACATCGATCCCGGGTCGCTCCTCGATGAACGAAACCGGCGTCCCAACCGACTCACCGCCTCGAAACACCAACCCGCCGAACTCGTCCGATGCAATCAGAAGTCCCCGCTGCGTCGCCAGATCGGAGAGAAACCCAAGCACCGGTTGACCGGGTTGGATATCGACGCGCTTGAAACGCGCCACTGTAGGAGATTCGAACCGAAGCGAGATACCGTGCACCCGGCAGAGATCGTCTGCAATCTGTTCGAGCTGCGCGTCCTTCCACTCTCCGGGCATGTTCGAGATCTGCGGTGTTCCCCTCTCGAGTACGGCCGGATCAGAGTAGCACTCGACATCGAGCGTCTTAGACTCAGGCGTATTGTTCGGTATCGGTGTTCGACAACGCCCGGTAAATATCCGCCGGCCGAAAGCGTTGATAATTATCCTCTGCGCGCCGAGGGGGCGAAGAATCTTCCTCGTCTCCGGTTCGTTCGGTAAAACGAGACTGCATTTTGAGATCGCGTCGATGGCCACCTGAATTTCAAAGTGGTCAAAGGTTCCGATCTCCTGTCCATCTATTACGATCTGCAGCTCGTCATCCGACGGTGACGGATCGAACTCCTCTCCGATTGGGATCTGTACGGTGGCTCCAGCTTCCAGTGGCGCGCGCATCCCTGGGTTCGCCCTCCGGATAGCGTCCGCGTCGACATCATTCCCGGTCGTCCGGCGAGCAACGGCGCTCCAACTCTCGCCACCGGTGGCTTTATAGATACGCGACAATTTCCCTCCCCTTCGGTATCAGAAAGTGCTCGTCACCGGTTATTTTGTTGCTCGCCAAAAATAGGTCCATGGTGTCGTTGGAGGTCGTCCCGTACAACTCGTAACAGAGGTCAATCGGTGTCCGGTCTGAGGCCAGTTGCTCCCGGTATTCGATTTTCGCGTTGAACGACTTCGTGATCATATCGGAGCACACCGACAATACCAGCTCGTACAACTCGGAGATGCCGTCTCCGGTATCGATATTCGTCGGGTCGATGTAAGCGGTTTCCAGGTTCTCAAAGTTGTCGTCGTGCCATGTCTGGTACGATTCCAAGAGAGCGGAGAGCGTGTCAGATGCCGCGATATATTGGGACCTCGTGAGGAACTCAGTACTGTCCGAAATGACCATTGCGGTGTTCGCTACGATGGTCTGAGCGCGCATCTTATTGAAATGGAAATTGTTCGCCGAGTCCCTGCTGTATTTCCCTGGCTCGGCCAAACTCGCCTGGAAGATGTCGGCGGCAAGATCTAGGTATCCGTCAATCTTTGCCTGGACTGCGTTGTTTTGGCGCCGCGGCTCTCCGATAAGCATCTGAATTTGACGAGCAAGAGTTAGAGGCTCACCGAGGAGCATGTCGAGCCCTCTGCTGATTGAGTCCCCCGTGTCCTCAATGGCATTGTTGACCTTGGCAACGGCACCAGACGCATCCTTGAGACGCTTTCGCATGACATTCAGGGTGCTTTCAAGTCGAGCCCTGAACGCACCTTTATCTACCGGGTCATTCTCGATTTTTACCTTCTGCGAGAAATCCACCGATGATGCTTGAATTAGAGAATCGAAAACCTGCTTTAGGCCGCGCTGCTCGCCAATCTGAAGGCCGGTCGTCTCGAAGAATGTCAATGTATAGACGACCTGGTTTCCAGCCGTGACGAGGTTGTCTGCGCGCACCACGGTACCAACCGGAACAACGTTGATGTCGCTATGAATTGGATGAGACAGGATCCCCTCGCCGGTCTCCAATACAGCCGACAGAAACGCTTCAGCCTTGTCCTCGTAATTTTCACCGCTGAAAAAACACGCCATCGGGAAACGACCGCTAGTGTGACCGTTTGGTTGGACGTAGGTGCCGTTTCCAAGGGCTGTCTCGAAGACCGCGGCCTTGGTGTCAACATTCGATTCGATGTCTTCGTAGTCGAACGGAACTACCTGGCCGGACGGGCTCTTGTATTTGGCAGGCTTCAGAGTCACGGCATACTCCCGGTGTGGGCGAGCTTCAGCCTTCCGCCTCGGCGACCCTTGGTGATACGGGCCCTGCCGGTCTCGTCCTTGATAGTGATCTCTACCTGCTCCTTGACCATCTGCGTGCTGGTCGACCACTCGTCTGACATCGGAGACCGCGCAATGTCAATGTCCCGACGTCGAACAATGGCGCTCCTAACCTGTGTCCCGTATTTCTTCAACTCATTCTCGCGCGCAGTCTGCGCTTTGTCGTATTGGAGCACGCCGAAACCAGCGCCCATTCCCGTTGATGTCGCCATCAACCACCCGGTCTTCTTGCCGAGGTCTTTCTCGAGATTGAGCGCCTTTTCGGCTCTCTTTTTTTCAGTCTGAAGCTGAGGCGAATTCAGGTTTGACAAGCCTTTTTTCTTCGTCTCCTCTATTTTTCCCTTCAACCGATCAAGCTCTTTGTTCGCCCTGATCATTGGGGCGGCGAAGTTGTCGTATATCAGCTTGCCTATTTCGTAGGTAATGAGCGCTGCGCCGACCAAGCCAAGCCCTTTGCCGAACAACTTCATGGCAGAGCTGCTCTTACCTATTTCGGCAGGAAGTGTTTTTCCAAAATATGAACCGAGTTTTCTCACCTTCGATAGGTCAATCTTCGAAAGCGCGTTGAAAACCTGCATCGATACGCTGGCGACTTTGATCGCTGCGCTAAGCCCATAGAATATGGTGATTCCAATGCCAATTTTCTTCAAAGTGCTTACGATTTTATCGAAGTTGTTGACCGTCCAATCCAGATAGCTTTTCAGTTTTGAGCTGATCAATCCCTTGTTTGCAACCGCCCATTTTCTGGCGCCGTCAGCAAGGTTTGTAAGTACTGGCATCATCGGTGAAAAAACGTCCACCATGAGCGACATGCCGGTCTTCCTGACTCGGTTCATCATGTCGTTGTATGCCTCTGCCTTGGCTGCCTGTTCAGCCGTCACAACTCCATTCTCACGCATCTGCTTTCTAAGCTTTTCGATCTCTTTCGAACCGAGATTTGCCATGTTGATCATGTCGATTCCGGATCGACCAAATGTAGCTGCGGCGATAGATGCTTTTTTTGTTGGATCTTCAACTTTTCGTATCGCATCGACCATAACCTCAAATGCCTCAGATGTGTCCTTGGTAACGCGAACTTGTCTTAATAGGCCTCGGTCATTTTTTTTGAGAACAGTATAGAGGCTTCCAGTTTTGTTTTTTGCATCACCGATTACCCTTGCAAATTTCTGCATACTCTTTTCGAATATGTCAGTACTCACACCGCTCTGTTCTGATACAAAACGCCATTCCTGAAATTCTTCTATTGGAAATTCAATCGTTCGTGCACGCTTTGCAAGTTGATCCATTGATGCCGCTGTTTTGTTTATTGCAGCATAAAGTCCTATCGCTGCACCAGATGCAGAGACAATACCGATTTTAAGGCCGTGCGACATTCCGCGTCGAACCTTTGACATGGTTCTATCTATCTTGCGAAGCCCCATAGCAGTTGACGCAGTAAACCGCATCATCTTGCTTTGGATCTTTCCGATCACCCGAGTTGACTTGTCGACGCTTTGAAATGTCGTCTTTACTTTGAGATCTCTCGGCATTATTTCGGTTTCGTCATATCCAACAGCATCCTACGGATGCCTTCGTAAAAGAACGCGATTCTGGACGCCGTAAGGGTTCGATGGTCAGGGAGGTTTTTGTAGTGCATGCAGATGTTGAGGTACATCTCCTCGCATACCTGGCTTCGCGTATGGCGCGGACGACCATAACGGTCATGGCCAAGAAGCACATTTTCACCCTTTCTAACAAGCTTCGGCTCCTTGATGCTAGTCGACCAGAAAAAAATTGATAATTCTCTGGGCTAAAAGAAAATCCCTCCCTTTCACACCGGTGCTTATCAGCGCACGCGGGACACCGGTTGCTACTGAAATCATCGCTCTCCCCTGAGCGGCATTGTTATCACCTGGGATGTCGCCTTGGGCGATCACCGTGTCTGAATACGGCGTCTTGAATTTCAACTCAGGAACGCTTTCGGTTCCGGTGATGAGCGTGGGGAGACCGTCGTCGCCGACTACCATCTTGCCGCGTTGAATCAATCGCACAAACTTCCGCTTTGTGTCCTCAAAATCAGCTCGTTCAATATCGCTCATGCCTTCGACGTCAACGTCTGCAGCAACAACCATTCGCTGAAAATCCTGTTCTGCGATTTCCAAACAGACTTTTTCTTCCATGTCAGTTTCCTTTCAAAGCGCCCCGGCCTATAGCGTGAAAGGAATAAGCGCCGGCCGGGACATATTCGATCCTTTCAATGTAAGCGGTTTCCAGGTTCTCAATCTACTGTTTCTTGAGCTTACCTGCTCCCGCAATGTTCAGCGTTGCTTTCGCGTTGGCGACGTCGTGGCTCACGGTTCCGACGATTGCCCCTCGTCCGCCGATGACCTCGCCGCCGGCGAGCGTGAGCGTGATGTCGATAAACCCCTTTTTCTTGACGACATGGATTCGTTCCATGTCGTTGTTGTCCATATCGATTTCGATCTCACAATTGTTGATGAACCACGGGACACGCTTCTGGATGAGCCTGGCGGTTTCTCCGTCGCCGTTCGGCATCACCTCGTTTTCCACCTCGCCATAGTCGTAGTCCGGGCTGCTTTCACCGGTGCAAGTGAAATCGGGACCGTCAAGACTGATTGCAACAGGGGGTCCTCCAAAGGCGCTCATGCTGCCACCTCAAAATAGTGAGAGAACGCCAAATCGATTGAGATGACATTCGCATTGCCGGAAACCTTGAACACAACCTTGACGTCGAGCCTATCCGGGTTGGTCGTCCCGATTGATGCCGAACTGTTCTCGATTGCGAAATCGAGATCTGAGATGATCGCGTCCTTCGCGAGCGCTTCCAGGATGCCGTCTACCGCAGCCTTCGCGGCCTTGGGCTTGCGTGCCTCGGGATTCGTCACGACCTGCCCATCGGGCACCAGTGGACGCCCTGACCATCGATTGCCGCCGAACTCACGGTCGATGTTGTAGATCACGGTTGCAATCTTCTCGTTGTTGACCGCCTTGTTGTAGGCAGGCGGGTCCTCGCCGGTCGGATGGTACATCGTCACCACATCGCTGATATAGACCACGCCATCAACGACGACGGTCGACGAGCACCCCGCGAGATATGCCGACTGCCTCTGATCGTCGTCCCACTGAGAGCTATCAGGTCCGGGCGTCAGCCGCGGGCAATCCATCATGCAGTAATCGTAGGCCGGATTCTCATTGGCGCGCTTGGCGATGCGCCTGAGCTGGTCTGCGGCGATTACGCATGGAAGGTCGTTGGAACCTGGCTCGGTGAGAATGACGTTCGTCCTGTCGGTCGGCCGAGCGTCCGTGATCGCCGTCACTGTTGCGAGGCTCGCGTTTGACCCGCTGAATACCAACAGCGGCTTGTGTACCGTCGGTTGGCGCCGTCCCTCGCCATAGGTCGAGTACTCGCTGAGCAACGTCGTGTTACTGTACTCGAGACAGTTCAACACGTGGCTGTCCCAACTGTTTCCGATCTGGTCCAGTGCATCCGTGATCGATACCGTTCCGGCGCCGCCGGTTGGCTGGGTGATCGCGAAAGACATGTCCGCATCATCGGGTGATACCACCTCGATGTGCACGTCGTTTCCACTCGCCCCCTCCCATCCGACTTCGAAATCGAGCGTTGTCGTTCCGTTGGATGCGGTTCCCGGCATGCCGAGCACGCCGTTGATCGCTGCGATTCCGGCCGTGATAAAATCTGCCACGGTATCCCCAACGGCCATGACGATTTCGAGCGACAACCGATTGCTGATCTTGATCCAGTACGACTGCTGAACCGTCTGTGTTCCGGAAGGGGTAATCGAACCGGCCGCGGCGACTCCTCCGGACGTCGGTTGCGCCAACGGATGCACGATCACCGGGATGTTTCCGACGCCGTCACCGTTTCTCGGAAGCAACGACTCCATCGCCGGATAGAGTTGGGAGTCGAAACCATAGAGCGTACCGACCTCGGCCGCAGAATAGACCTGGCGTTTCGTCGTCGAATAGGTGGACGATGCGCCGCCGAGCCCAAATACCAGAATCCTAACCGGCCGGTATCTCGACCCAGACGCACCGAGGTTCTCGTACACCGTCCTGATGGCAGTCCCGCGGGCGCGTTGCGATGCGGGATATGCGTAGGTTACAGGCATGTTTATACCTCACTGTTGTATTCGAGCTCGGCGATGATCTGCCCGTCGGGCTCGTGGAAAAGTTGAATGTTGATTACCTCAAGAGTTGGCGGGTCAAACTGATCCGTCGTCTCGTTGTGCTCGACTTCGACGTCCACCCGAAACCCCATGACGTGCTGAACCGGTTGATTTCCAACTCGTGGTTGGAACGTCATCATGGTTGAAACGTGCCGCTTCTGCACGATGGTCGGCAACTCGAGTTGCCTGTTGTCGTCATGCATGATGACGTTGCGGATCATTCTTCCGATCCCCTGGACGAGTTTTGCCGACGATTCATCACCAGGGACGTGACCTCCTGTCGTCTCAACGGATGGCGAGTATGCATAGCAGTCGATGTTGTATCGGCTGCGGTGGCGCTGTCGCGTATGCAAATTCGACGCTCGCAAGTCTACCGGGCTATCGTCGTGGCAGACATTGACAATCGGTGTCGTGTTGGCGCCGTCGCGAAACAACTCCCATGGATTGGCTCGCTCGGCATAGACGAGAAACCGCCAGTCTTCAGGATCGTATCCGTCCGCGGTGGCCATGGCTTGCTGGTGGACGGTTTCTACCGCGAGGATTTCGGCGATCTTATCCCGGATGATCTCGAAATTGTCTGTTTTGTTGATCAGGGGGATAGTCATTGGTAGGCCTCAAGAAATAGGATCATCATACCTGCAGCGTAATCCGGGGCCGTTGACGCGACCTTGAATGTCCTCTCGATACCGTTGACATCCGCAATGGTTACAACCCATGGCCGAGAAGTACGATCCGGTATTCCGCAGATGCTCTCGAATCCAACCGCCATCAGCGCAGAGATCATCACCGCAACAGAAGATTGACGACCGGTTACCTGTTGATTTGTCCCAGGGTCAATCGATAGATGAATGTCTGTGTCGAACGCACGGAATGGAAGGGTGAAACCGACGGGGCTCGTGATGGTGCACGGATCCCCGCCGATTTCATCGTCATTCATGATCTCGCCTAAAACGAGATGCGCTGCGTCACGGATTGACAAGCACGTTTATCCCTTTGCGATCTTCTCGACGAAAATCCCTTTGGATACGAAATCGTCGAAGGCCTCCTGTCCACCGTGCAAGTCGGACGGAAAAACCGTCTCTCCCTCGCCGAGAATCCCTCGTTTGCTCGTGACAGATCTCCGCTTTGAGACGACATATACCTTGGGTTTCGCCTTGCTTTCATCGGGCTGATTCGCCTTGGTTTTGTCTTTGCTCATGATCAGATCCCCGTGTCCAAGGTGCCGAACGTATCGATCCCCTTCGGAATGCACAGCGGACGAGACAACAGCTCAACCGTCACGCCGGACCCGTTGAGCTCCGTCCAGTTGTTGTAAAAGATGTCCATTCCCTGTTCGACCATTCGAGCCCTCGCCCTGAGCTGCGGGAGCGGACGGGGGAGACCATTGTCAAACAGGAAAATTCGACCGAAGACGGTCTCGAATGCCATGTTGTCCGACAGCATGATCACCTTGTCGTTCGGGATGTACAGGGTTTTCGTTCCGCTGTACGGGTGCTTGTAGCGAGCGCCATAGGTCCAGATGTCGAGCTTGAAGTTTCCAAGGTCAATGGTTCCCCTGTACTGACCGCCACCGGTGCCGGGGTTGGTCAACGGAAACAGCTCGCCGCGGTCGGAACGGCGATTGTCGAAACGCTTCGCCGTGCTCGCCTCTGCGGCCGCCGCGAACAGCTCGAACGACTGGGTTCCCATGATGATCCGACGCGGATCAGAGAGACCGTCGTTTCTGATCACGTCTGCCAGGGATTGGAGATCGGTGATCATCTGAGCGAACGTCGCGGAGCTCCATGCCGTGCCCGCATTGGGGAAATGCGTCGCCTTGGCGGCATAGTCCAGCGTATAGACGGATACGTTTGATGAGTTCACCAGGTTGATGCCGTCGACGAGCGTCAACACCTGGCTCGCCTGCAGCTCCATACCTCGGCGAAGTTTGCGCATGAGCCGTCCGGTCATGTAGGCCGCCCGCTCATTCGCCTCGCGAATGAATCCCGGGTCTTCGTACTCTGTTCGTCCGAGCGTCCGTTCCTTCCCGAGGGATGACGCGGAGATCGTGAATTTCTCACCGTATGGCGGCGGAGTAACCTTTTTGTCGTCGAACTCATCATCACGGTTGTGATATGAGCCGGTATCCGGTGCGGGGAGCGGGAAAGCTACGTCTTCGTCGTCGCGCTGGACGTCCCACCGAACCTTCTCGGAATTCATGTAGCTCATGTCCGTGACGGCGAACATCCCGGACAGAAAACCGGGCGCGGGAGCGCTGTTCATGTACGGCGCAAGGGTTCTAACAGTGTCAGTCATCTCGTGCCTCCTTACGAGTTATCCGCAACGTGCAGATTGGTTGAGTCGACGAGCGTCAACCCTTTGTCGAGGCAAAGGATTTTGACTGCATTGTCGATGTTGCTGGCATCTCCGTCGGCGTAGATGACCGTTTTGTCCTTCAGCACACGCCCGCCGGTCATCACTCGAACAGGGCTATCACCTGCACCTGCCGCGACGAGCCCTTTCGTGATCATCCCGTAAACGACACCGTTTCCGTTCGTCGAACCGCCCTTTACATACGGGACCATTTTGAGGGTCGACGTGTCGAGGGCAACGAGGGTGTTGTCCAGATACGTCGCTGCGCCTGCGCTGGTTAACAGCTGGTCCTCGAATTCACCCGCGGCGATGATGCCGTCATTGAGATCGTGATTTGTGATCGTGAGAGCACTCATTACAGCACCTCCCAAACCAAGCCTTTAACGGCGGCTTCCATGCCCTTTTTCGTCTCGGCTTTGGGGTCGACCTGATCGCTTTTGCCTTGGCCGATATTGGGCGGGTTGTCGTCCAGTCTCGCGGCGCGGTGGTGACGGTTCTGGGCCGCCATGTTGTGCCGCTGCTGGACTGTTTCTGAGATCGGCTCGAGCTTCAAAGCCGCCTCGAAGGCACCTTCGAAATCGCCGCTACCCTTCGCCATTTCATGGTAGGCCCCGAGGCGGTCAAGATTCAAAGCTTTCATCTCCTCTTTCCCAGCCTCTTTCCCGGCGTTGTAAATGGCGTCATAGGTAGATCGGTGTTCCTCTTTCAGAGTCTTAGGATCCATGTCTACTCCTGTTTTGGCAGTCGATTCTGTCGACTGCTTTGATTGCATGATTCCATCGATCATGCCTTTGGAAAGGGCCGTACGCGCGGTCATTACCGCCCCTTGGCCATAATTTTTCTTCACTTTATCAACCGATATTCCGCGACCCGTCGAGATCATTTCGGCAAACACTTCGTAAAAATCATCGAGCTCCGCCTCGACAACTTTCTTTCCCTCTTCAGTGCTCACATCCGGTCGCTTCTTTGGGCTATCTGAATTTGTTATATCGACAATACGGTCAGACGTGTACATCGTCGTGGCAATTCCGATGCTTCCAACTGCTGACACTTCATTTTTTGCGACAATCTCATTCGTCTGTGACGCGAGCATGTATGCCGCGCTGGCGAGAACGTCACCGGCAATCGTCCGAGTCGGGATACCGGCGTTGGAGATCGAATTCATCGCTTCGTAAAGACCGTCAACGTATCCGCCAGGGCTATCGATTTCGAAATCGATCTGCTTTGCACCTTTCCTCTTCGCCGTGTCTATGTCAGATATGATCTCAGAGTAGACGGTGTAGTCCTCTCCCCAATAATCAAGCCATGCATCGCGCTTCGGATACAGCGGACCGGCAATTCGGATCGTAGCGACACCATCTCGAACCTTTACCGTATTTCGCTTGCGATCCTTTGCCTCAGGCTGCGCCATTCCGACGACCGATCCAAATAGCATTGCAAGGCGTTCAATTTCGTATTCGAGCATCAATAGTTTCATGCTGCAGCTCCATCGTTCTCATCGTCGACGATGTCGGAAAAATCCGGTCCGCCTATGCCGAGGACGCGCATTGCATTTGTCACGTTTTCAGATCCGTACTCTCTTTGCAGTCTCAATATGGGCTCCATCGCCGCTGCCTTCAGATCGTTTTCACGTGCGACTTTTCGGATATTTTTGTCCCACTTTCCACCTGTGAGGATCTTCGTCGCTTGCGTGTTTGTTTCCCAACCCTCGGAGACGAGGCCCTTGTGGGCGTTGACCTCTTTCATGATGTCGACACTCGGCTTGATTGCACCGAGCCAATCGACAGTGAGCCACGCCTGTTTGATGTCGTATTTGGTTGGGTCTATGAGCGCTTCGAGGAATCCATCTGCCTCTATTTTTCCGAGACGAATTTCCGATATAAACCACTCCTCAAGCAGATTTTGGCAGTGCTGAGAAGCGAAACGAGATCGCTCCTTCACGAGAAACATCCAGAATTCACGAATTACTGCCTGAGATGCGGAGTAGTTGTTTTTGAACGACAGAAGAAGGATCTCTGCTGGTATCTCCATCGCCCACGCAAGACCCGCCAGAATCGCCGCCTCGAACGATGCGAAATTCACATCGGTACCGTGGTACGAATACGGAACCGGCTCCTCTCCGGCATTCAGGTACTCGAAATAAACACCGGGAAGAATATTGCGCGTACCAACTGGACGGTTTTCTTGGACATCACTGACCGTGCCGGCGCGCACAGCGGCATTGGACAGGGCGGGCATTTTACCGGTCTCCTGTTGTCGCTTGATGAAGCCGACGATCATGGAGTTGATGCTCGCCTTGAGTTGGGCGGCGCCGCGATAGTCGTTGATGGCCTTGAGTGGCTGTATGGCGATGCCGAGGCCAGGCATGCCCCTTACATCGTCTTCGCGCTTATTCGGCCCGTACACGAGCCATGCGGTACGACGACCGCTCCTCTGTCCATATGCAGGGACATAGGTGTACTCTCCATGGAAAAATGGACCCTTCGAATCGTCTCTCACCCAATACCCAAGGTGCTTTCCATTCTCGTCGATATGGACGCCGTCGATGATATTCTCATCGAGATCTCGGAGCGGAGGTGTCTGTATTCGGTTGCCGCTGAAAAATCTCGTCTGAGGTAGTTCAGTTGCCTTGTGGATTGGACACGTCACCAGGCAATCACCATCAATGAACGCCTCTTTGTAGATCTGCGCCTGTATCTCACCGTCTACTCGGTACCCCTTGGTGTCGATGATGTCTTTGCATCGAGCGTAGATCCGATACCGGTTCTCTTTATCGTCCGCCCAATCCTTGAGCGAGTCCTCTTCGACGCCGAGTACGCCTTCCTCCGGAGAGAACTCGGGCTCCAATCCAGTGTTGATCACATTGGTGACGAGGCGATTTACAATTCCAATGGCATAGGAGTTGGTTCGGAATAGGGTTCCGCTTCTGGCCCGAAGTGCCCAATAGTCCAATCCGGCGATTTCGTCGATTTGACCGAGCACCCCGGGGAAGTGCTCACCATTCCAACCGGTCGACGGATTCGAAAACGTTGTTGCGGCTTGCGGCTTGACTGGCTGCTCAACCTGTGCCGTTTCCGGTTGCTCCGGCCACACCCACGGCGTCTCTTCTTCAACGAGTCGCGCTGTATTGAACGGCCAACTCATATTCCCACCCATGCGTAAACAGAGCTGCAACCGTTTTTGAGCGCGGCATGCTCCGCGATTTCGTTTTGAAGTCGCTTCCTCGCCGCTATCAACTCACTCTCCCGCTTTCTCGTGGCAGACTGTCGAGTCTGTCCGGTATCGTGAGAATGCGATTGCAAGGTGGTCTGCATCAACGATACGAGTTGCTGATTGATAAGCAAGATCTCTTGCGTGTAAGTATCAATCCAATACTGATGGTATGCAGCTGTTCCATACGCTGGGATCGTCACGGGCTGAACTACCGCGGGAATTGCCGTTGCAATCCCAAGACCTCCGGTTACCAACAGACTCCCCGGGGATGCGAGCCCCTCTGTGACCAGATTGCTCAAACTGGAACCGTCCTTACAATGTCTGTGTTTGCCGGTAAACCAGCGGCGTTGAACGTGTTGAACGTGCGCAGTGGCGTCACACCGTCGGGTCCATAGATGATCATCTGGTTGTTGCCCTGTGCCCGCCCACCTGACACGATGTTTCGCGTGTAGGTGATGTCGGTTTGGGCCGCAACAATCGCCGTTGCTGTCGCAATATCGAGTACCACCAAATCGTCCTGTGACAGATAGTTCGCCGCGCCATCGGTGAGCGCGTATTCAACGATATATTGCCCGGCCGCCAACGACGTCGGTGCCCATGCATACGCCCATCTGGAACCGGCGATATTAACGAGCGCAGTTGCCGCGAGCACGTTCACCTCGGCCCCGGCCGTTACCTGAAACACACGAACAGTTCCCGAGGTGATAGTTCCGTTGGCCTCCCCGGTCTGCGTGAGTGCCAGAATCGGAAGAATTACTTGTGTCGGGTTGACTGTCGTTATCATGCCGTCTCCTATACCGATGTCACGGTAGCGTCGTCATAGGCGTGCACCCCGCCGTTTGGATTCCCGAGGAACGCGATACCGGTTGCCGCCTGGTTGTTGACAGCCGAGGTGAAATATCCGTATTCCTGCCCGTCCAAGATGATTGTTATTGTCGTACCGACACACGTTATTTCGAGGGTATGCGCCTGGTCCACGGACCAAGATGCCGGAAATCCGTTCGTAACAGTAACGGTGACCGGATCCGCGTTGAATGCCTTTGTATTTCCGGCAACAATTGGGTCGAGTCCATTCAGGAATACCCTGATTCCATCCAATTCCGGCACACCGGTGTAGATGCATCGAACTCCAACGCCCCATTCATACCTCGTCGCCAAGCTCCCGCTTGGAATGGATGCTTGGAAACTGTAGTCGGCGGGTAACGCATCGCCACACATGTTGTAAATTGCAGCATACCCGCTGTGCGAGAGCTCTAGATGGTTGCTGACGATGGCAGATGTCGGAGATCCATAGTCGAGCCAGTTGTTCCCGACAGAACCGTCTGCACGATTGAAATCGTCCAGGAAAAGCTGTGTTCCTGCGGATGCAGTTGTGAAATTCCACGTTGTCGTATCAGCTATTCCAGGATAGGCGTTACTTTCAGAATCTTCCAATGCCCCCGCGTCGATCTGGATGTAGTATCCGGTATCAGCGGTCAAATTCGATGCCGGTGTGAATGAGATCTCCGTCGTTCCAGATCCCGTGATGTCGGTCGTGACGTCAAAAGACTCAACAAGCGCGTCGGTATCGTCATAGAGATCGATGTTTCCGGATACCGCCGTCACGGCCTCGTTGAACGTCAACGTCATCGTCGCGTCTATCGCAACACCGGTATCTCCGTCGCCTGGGTCGTAGGTCACCACATAAGGCGCCGACGAATCCACGGCGACCGTTCCGCCGCGCCCCTGGATAGAGACAACATCAGCCATCCCCGTGGCCGACGGCGGGACGTTTCCGGTGAGGTCGATTACCATGTTGTCAAGCGCATATGCATCGAGCACAGCCAACACGGCGTCAATCTGGGTTTCGTTGAGAGAATTATCCGATAGATCTACCGATAGCAACCCGGTGTTGTTCGATAGGTATACCGATGTGATGGCGTTATTTGAGGCGTTCAGAGAGGTGACGGCGCCGCATCCGGAGATGTCGACCGACGTGTAAGCGTTGTCCTCTATCGCGACATTCCCGAGGTTTGGAGCCGCTGGATCAAATACGCCGGACTGATTCGATCCGAACATCAAGAACTCGGTGAGGCTTGTAAACCGATCAACGCTTGGGAGCTGATTCAATCCCGGGTTCTGGTTCACGCAGATGTGCTCGAGAGTGGTGTCCAGGTCCCCAAAATTGAGGTTTGTCATGCCGTTCGAACCGGCCCGGATGTCGGTAAGCGCCGTGCATCCGCTTATGTCAAGTGTGGCAACGCTGCACCCCTCGATGCAAAGTCTCAAAAGACTCGTGTTGCCACTCAATGTCAGCGTGTCCAGCGCCGTGCACGAAAACAGCTCGGCGTCGGTGAGTGCCGACAGTCCGCTCAGGTCGAGGGTGGTGATGGGGTTGTTCGAGGTGCAGAGTATGTCGAGCGCCGGCGCCGATGACAACCCGGTGATCGCCGTTACATTCTGCTGGGCCAAGAGGTCTATTTCTACAGGGCCATCATCCCCACCGTCGTAACCGACATTGAGATAGGTGAGCGCCGCCGCCGGCGTCACCTCGAGGACTACGTCGCCAGCTCCTACGCCGGTCACGTCCGGGTGGGTGCTCGCGGAGGTGGAGGCATCCGGAAACGTCCACGTCGCCTCAGCGTCCGGATACGTGTCAGTATCCAATGCGATGAAGGCCTCGAAGTCAGTTCCGGAGATCGTCATCGTCACGGTGGCCGTGGCGACCTCCTCGCTGAAGGAATTGTGAACCTGTCCAAAATAGACTGTCGTCGCGGATTCGGCGAACCCTATCGGCGCGGATCCGTTGCTCAAATGCGACATGCCACCTGGCGTCACCTGGTCCAGATACAATGGGAGTCCCGGAGTGAACGTCCACGCATCGTTCCGGATCCATCCGCCGCCCCAGTATAGGACGCGCCGAGAACCGGTGCCCGACTCGATGGCGATGAAGACACCGGGGCTCACTGGCGCCGCGCTACCGTCCGCCTCGACGAGCTCCCCGACGATGTTGGGTCGCAGTACGGCGCCGACGCCGATACTGTTCGAGGCAACCACGCGGGATTTCACCGACCCGGCCCATGAAAGATCCGACGATAGGGATGGCGCCAATTCAGAAGCCGATATTGTGCCGAATCGTGATTGCATGTCCCACCCGGCGACCGAATCGCCCGAAATACGCAAATAGTAGACAGAATCTACTATTTATAAAATCACAAGCTGGGCGAAATGTGCCAGGTGGTTAGATGTGTATAAAGACAAATTGATAGGAAAAAATGTAATAAAAACGGACATATATAAAATAATATTTTTTTGTTACTTTTTTTATTGACACTACGCGCAGTGTCGGATAATCTTATTGCAGATGGTCGCGGTGGCCATCGAGAAACAGGAGAAAATGCAATGTCGAACATCAAATTTTACAACACAAATGATCTCTATGGGGATTCAGGACCGTTTGAGGCAGAGAGCAAAGATGCCGTTGCCGATGAGCTTTTCGGTGAACTTTTCAGGCAATGGGCCGATGACGTCTGGGCTTCTTCGAACATCGACGAGGCAGATGAAACAGAAGCGGAATGGAAATCAGGGTATATGGCACAGATGCGCGAGGAACTAATATCTGGTCTCGTCGCCCAATACCACGGTGAGCCCCGCCTGATTTTCGACAATGGCGGAGGAATCACGCTCCAACTCCCCGGATTTGCCCATTACTATGACGATGCGGAACAATGCGCGGAAGACATCAAGGCCTGGGTAGAAGACGGTGACACAGATGGGTGGGATGGAAATGAGGAGGAGTCGGTTTTCGAGCCAACAACGGACGAAATTTCCAACGGTGGCTACCATGTGGTAAGCCTGTCCGATTTTATGCAACCGGGAAAAAGCGATCTCCACGGCAACAACGTTAACGCCCTGCGCGCCTACCTCCATCTCCACGGGACCGGCTTTTTTTACAACTGGTATTGTGGCCAAGGTGCCCCAGGCGGCAATGAGTGGATCTCCTGTGGTTTTGAAGAGATTGGGGACTACGACAGCAACGGCAACACAATCAGCCGGAAGGTTCAGCGCGAACTCACCCCGGACGAATTAGTGGATAACGCCGAGGAAATATGGGAGTGCTACGCTGGAGAGTGTCACCCTGAAACTGAGGATCGTGCAGAATTTGAGAAATGGGTAGGCGAGCATGGAAGGGTAGGCGAGCATGGAACTGTCGTTGCCGAAGCGTTGGAGTGGCGAACCGACAGGGACTAACCGACCGACCCCCGTCGGTCCCATCTCCAACGAGGTGGGACCCATCGGCGGACAATTCTGACGATGGAAGGAAAGCCGAGTGACAACCAGTAAAGCAATTGAAATCCTGCTCGACGCAGAGCTACCCGGTGGGATCACCCAGGATCGCATTGACAAACTGGGCGCGGTAATTGAAGATCTCTCCGACGACGATCTTTGCAAACTGCGCATCGAAACGTGCGCACATGGAGGTGGAGATGTAAACCGATATGGAAAGTCGAAAAAAAGAACAGGCCGGTGCGCAAGGATCGGCCAATCCCGCAACAACGGAAGCCCTATCCAGATATGGGCGGTCTGGAATTAGACCGCGGCATTGACCCAGAACACTCCAGTACGACAGTAATCCCAAAATCTCTGCCAGTCGACGGCGTCGAGCTCATACTCTTCCATGCAGATCCGTTGAGCGATGATCTCCACCGAGGCGTGACCATAAACGATGAGGTCCCACAGTTCATTGTCGGCGCCGTGGGGCCGGTGCCATTCGTAGACCTTCCGACCGTTCGGGAATTTCTTCTCAATCTTGTACTCGCGCGTGAGCTCCTTGAGTTCGTCATCGGTCATATCCACCGGGGCGTTGAAGGTATAGGGCCGCTGGATACCTTCATCGGGCCGCCATGTCCGGCGCAGCACCGGCGCGATGCGGTCCTTGTAGTGGTTGACGGTGATGACATAAAGCAGCTCGCCGGTTTTCGTTTTTGAGGCGCTGAAGCTCTTGATCCCCTTGGTGGTGAGCGTCTGATTGTCACCCTTTATCGGCCACACTCCGCCGGCCCACTGTCGACAGAAGTCAACAACGACGCTCTCAGCGTATCCGGAGTCAATCAGGCTCACGATGAGACGGTATTCTTTGCCGTCGTCCGACTTCCACGATCGGTTATCGATAATTTCGGCGAGCTCCCCCCACCCTGGCGCATCTATCGACTCGAAACCCACCTCGGAGTCGTCCAGGATCTGGAAGTAATCTATCAGCCATGGGTTGAACCCAAAGCCATCGCCGGCCGTCCAGCCCCATATCGCGACGTTCAGGTGGGCTTTGTGGACGTCGACGGTCATGGTCAGAAACAGAACGCCAGTGATGCAGTGCTGCTCGATCTCCCGGTTCGGTATTTCGCCCTTTCGGTAAAACATTCGGCGGTGAGCCGATACTGAGGTGAACCGAACACGTCCCCCCTCGACGCGCCAGGGCCAGCCAAGAACGTTGTTGTAGAAAACCTGCATCGCCGAGGTGTCTTTGACGCGGCCGGATTTCGCATCGACGGCGGATAGCCACTTGTAGACGTGCTTGTACCACGGCTGAATGCGCGAAATGAACGACGGCGCGTGCCAGCTGCGAATGTTCGGACCCACCGCGGTAGCGGTCGGATCCCAGAAGCACGACTCCTTGGTGATGAACTTGTATTTCTCGTCCTCGAGGTGGGGACGGCCGCAGTTTCGACACAAGTATCTGACCGTCGACTCGTCGAGCTGGCCTTCGCTAGTGTAGTCCCAGTAGAACCCATAACCTTTTCCCGTCTCTCTGTTCGTGCCACTCCATCGCATCTGTTGAGGATATCCACAATCCAGACACCGGAATTTGTAGACGCGCTGATCGCCGCGGATGAATTGCTTGAACATCTTGCAGCTCCCCTCGATGGTCGGCGTCGAGACGATCAAAATCTTATTCACCCCTTCAAAACCGGATGTTCGGTCTTTCAGCAGCTCGACCGGGTCGCCGTCCTTGAGGTCAGTCCAGGCCCCTACCTCGTCCATTACCAGCACCGCGATGGAAAATTGACGCATTTTGTCGGCATTCTTTGCGCCGAACGGGACCATGTACCCGCCGCCAATCCACTGAAGCCTCTCCCTCGTCTTGCCGGTCTTCCGGGTGTTGCCCTCGTCGCCGGTCTGGAAAATATTCATCCCGGATTGGGAAAACATGGGGATGAAATTCAATTCGAGTCGACTGGCTGCGAGTTCGCGGTCCGCCGTGACGTACATGATCGGAACGGTCTTTATGTGCGCTGAAAAATAAAACTGAGTCGATTCCAGAATCGTCGAGGCCCCAATCTGATGCCCCTTCATAAAGCACCCCTCCCGTATCGGCGAGCGGACGTCCATGCATTCGAGGGGCTCTATCAGGTGGGGGGTGAGGTCGAAATCTATATATCCTGGAAACTGGGTTACCGATGGCGGTAGGTAGCGATTCTCTTCGCTGTACTCCACCGGCGACAACTGCCGAATGTCGTCAGTCAAATCGAGTAGGCGGGATATGACGTACTCTTCGCCGACGGAACTGAGATCAATCACTTTGGCATACCTTCTTTGACCTCGTCATCGCTGCCTTGAACGATTTCACCAGCGACGACAGTTCTTTCCTGACAGCGATTTCGCAATTCTGGCGGCTCTCACCGTTTCTCGCCATCGGCATTATTTTCGCGACAATCGTCTTGACCCCATCGGAGAGCAGACGACTCAAGAACGTCTCCGTGGGATTCCATATCCGCGACTCGAAAACGTCCCTGGAAACGAGTTTCCCCTCCAATTGGGCGTTCTTGAGCATCATATTTTGGGTCTGCTCAGACAGCCGCTGCAATTCCATGGCGAGCTTTCGTGTGGCAACTCCGATTTCGCCATCTGAGTCGAAGACGTTCGGCATTGGCGGAGGTGCCTTAGGCGCCAACCTGGCGGCCTTCTTCTTTTTCGCTTTTTTCTGAGGCGGTTTCTTCCGGTCAGATCGAGCAGCGATATACGCGACACACTCTGGCGCGTCCGCGTCGATGGTCCCATCCGGAAGCACGGGGATCTTGCCCTGGCGCACCGCCTTCGACACGGCGGCCTGGGATACGCCGGCGAGCCTCGACAGGTCCGTTTTGGTGATCGGCCTCATATCGACAAACTCAGTTGACTTAACCAGTTTGTCAAAACTGGATATTCGGCATATTTGGCCTTAGATTGCGGGACTTTGTCTTATTTACAAGACAAGGAGTGGTTCAGTCGGATTCGTGTGGTTAAGTCGATTTGGTTAAGTCGAAAAAAAATCCCTGTGACCGCGAGGACCGGCATCCGCAGATGAACAC